ATGAGCGATATTATCAAGGACGCCCGGGCGGCGTTCGACCTCGCGCGCGAGCATGAGGCCGAGAACCGGCGCGAGGCGCTGGACGACATCCGTTTCGCACGGCTGGGGGAGCAGTGGCCGGCGGCGATCCGGCGCGACCGGGAGCTGGATGGGCGGCCTTGCCTGACCATCAACCGGCTGCCGGCCTTCATTCGCCAGGTGGTCAACGACGCGCGGCTGAACAAACCCTCGATCACCTGCCATCCGGTCGACAGCGGCGCCGATCCCGAGACCGCGGAGGTCTTCAACGGTCTGATCCGCAACATCGAGCAGGGCTCGGACGCAGAAGTCGCCTATGACACGGCTCTGGACTTCGCGGTGACCGGCGGCTTCGGCTATTTCCGGATCAACACCCGATACGCCAGCGACGACGCCTTCGATCAGGACCTGGTCATCGAGCGCGTGGCCAACCCGTTCTCGATCTACGGCGACCCGGCCTCCGCTGCGGCGGATTCTTCGGACTGGAATACGGCCTTCGTGGTCGACGCCATGTCCAAGGCCGATTTCGCCGCGCGGTGGAAAGGCGCCGACGCCGTCGACTGGGAGGCCGACGCCTATGGCGGCATGGCTGATCCCTGGCGCGAGGGCGATCGAGTGATGGTCGCCGAATACTGGCGGCGCGAGGCGGTGACGCGCTCGATCCTGGCGCTGTCGGACGGCCAGGTGGTCGCGCAGGACCTCTATGAGCAGCAGAAAGCTATGTTTGACGCCCTGGGCGTCAGCGTCGTCGGCCGGCCACGACAGGTTCCCTCGCATCGGGTCGTGCAGCGGATCATGAGCGGCGCCCAGGTGCTGGAGACCATCGATTGGGCGGGCAAGTACATTCCCATCGTGCCGGTCTATGGCGAGGAGCTGCATGTCGACGGCCGCCGGCGCCTGCGCAGCCTGGTGCGCGACGCCAAGGACCCGCAGCGGATGTTCAACTACTGGCGGACGGTGTCGACCGAGCTGGTGGCTCTGGCGCCGAAGACGCCGTTCATCGGTCGCAAGGGGGCCTTCGAGACCGATGCGGTGAAGTGGGCGACCGCCAATACCCAGACCCACGCCTATATCGAGTACGACGGCCCCGAGCCGCCTATGCGCCAGCCCTTCGTCGGCACGCCCGTGGGGGCGATCCAGGAGGCGCTGTACGCCGGCGACGACATGAAGAACATCATGGGGCTGCATGACGCCAGCCTGGGTGCGCGGTCGAACGAGACCTCTGGCCGGGCGATCATGGCGCGGCAGCGGGAAGGGGACGTCTCGACGTTCCACTACATCGACAACCTGAGCCGGGCGATCCGCCATGCGGGCCGCATTCTCATCGACCTGATCCCCAAGGTCTATTCGACACCGCGGGTCCTGCGCGTGCTGGGGCCGAGCGGTGAGGCGCAGATGGCCCCGGTGAACCAGAAGTTCCAAGCCGAGGTCGTCGACGCCGCCGGGCAGGTTCGGAAGATCGAGAAGATCTACGACCTGGGCGTGGGCAAGTACGACGTCACCGTCCGATCCGGCCCCAGCTTCACCAGCCGGCGGGAGGAAGCAGCGACCCAGATGATCGAACTGATCCGGGCCTATCCGCCGGCCGCCCCGATGATCGGCGACCTGTTGGCCCGCAATCTCGACTGGCCAGGTGCGGACGAGATCGCCCAGCGCCTGGCGGCGATGCTGCCGGAGCAGCTCAGGGGCGCAGAGCCGCAGGTCGAGCAGGCGAAGGCGCAGATGGCCAAGCTGGTTCAGGCGCTGCAGGTCGCCCAGGGGCGGATCGCCGCCCTCGAGCAGGACCGCACCCATGAGGCGCGACGTCTGGAAATCGAGGCCTTCGAGGCCGAGACGAACCGGATCCGTGCGATGGGCGGTGAGGAGGCGCCGGATGTTCGCGCCTAGTCCCAGCTTGCGCGACACCGCCCTGGCGGCGCTCTCGGGCGGCCCGTCCGGGCTCTCCCGCGTCATCGCCACGCATATCCTGACCGCGGCTGCGCCCAAGAAGGATCGCACTTCGCCTCAGCCGGCCTCGCCTCCCAAGGTGGGGCGCGGAGGGGTGGATATTTTTGTCGGAGGAGGCGCGGACCGGCTGATCGGGCGGAATACGCTCGACTATCAACGCAATTACGCTCGGTCGTCCGGACGGCAGACCAGATACGTATCTCACCTCGACACGGGGGGACTGGAGCAGGCTATTCGGGAGGGCGGCAAGTCCGGTGGGCCAGTAAACGTCGTCGGCCACAGCTATGGCGGAACCGCCGCCTACAACACGATCAAATCGCGCCCGGATTTGCGCGTCGACAATCTGGTCACAATAGATCCGGTCGGTCGACTTTCTAGGGGGCGGTCCGGGTTCACGCCGACACAGGTGGGAAACTGGACCAATGTCACCGCTCAACCCGGCAAGTTGAATCTGTCGGATGTCGTGGCGCTGGTCGGCGGTAAGGCGCCGGCTATCCCAACGGACTATGCGGATAGCAATTTCTACGTGAAGACGAACCACGCCAACTTCGAGGACATGATGAGCGCGGCGGAGATCCCGCGACTTCTCAACGGGCGGCCTTCGAAACGGTGATTGCCTTAGTTCCGGGTTTGTTCGAGTATCCGGCTGATGGCTCAGTTCGACCCCTACATCGCCGTCGCTGGAGGCGTCAGCTGCCTATGCCATGCCGTGCTCTTTGCGCGGCGCGGAGCGCAGGCGGTCGTCGACAGCATGGTCGGCGGCCTGGCGCTGATCTTTATCGGCGGAACCACCTGGGCCTTGGTGGACAGCCACCAGCAGGGCGTGACGTTGGCGGTGGTGTTCGGCTGGGCCGTGATGGCCTTTGTGATGCTGGGAATCCTCTGGATCTTGAGCGGCCTGGCTGGCGTGCTGGTCGGTTTTGTATTGCGGATAGGCGCGCGCCTTGTGCGGGGAGCGGGGGCGGCGTGAGCGGCTATCCGATTCAACTCCATGACTTTCTGTTGCTGGGGCTCTGCGTCGCCGTGGGGCTGGGGCGGCTGGCTCTTTCCATTCGCCGACCGCGACCTGGAATGCTCAAGATGCTCGTGCTCGCGGCTGTAGGTGCGGTGGTGCTGATCTTCTTCGCTGGAGGCGGTGAGCCGACGGATGCGCGCGAGGCGTTGGGCCCGGTCGCGAACCCGATCGTCTTCTGTGCGATGTGGCTGATCGTCTGCCTCGCCTCGCTCATGACGGGGGAGATCGCCGGACGTGCGGTCGGCGCCGGCTTGCGCTGGTCACGCCGATAACGCAGCTGCGCCCGCCCGCCCGCCCGCCCGAGTGCGGGACTTAGGTTCGACGGACCGGGACTTGCTATCAGCAAGGCCGTCGATGCGGGCGAAGACCTCGGCCGGGATGGTGGATCCAGTCCAGGACGCGCCCTTTCCGCCTCCGACCCGCCGAGGCTCAGATCAAGCTTGCGGCTGTCGAAGCAAGTGTTCTTATTTTGTTCTTGACGTTCGCCCGGAGTTTTGAGAGGATATTGATATCGGGGAGAGGTGCGCGGGGCAGAGCCCGGCGCGGTCGATCCTTTCTCCCGCTTCGCGCATTGCGCGGCGGCAAGGCGCGGGGCGCACGGCGCCTCGCTTGGCAACGGCCTCGCGCGCCGAGGCGGCATCCAGAGGACAACATGCAAAGAGACGACGCGTCGATCTTCGGCGGGCTTTCGCCTGCCCAGATGGCGGGCCCGGCGCCCGAACTTCAGGACGACGAGACCGAAGAGGTCGAACACGAGGGCCAATTCTATCGCATTCCGCGGGCGCTCTCAGGCGCCTTCCTGGCCAACGCCGACTATGCGCAGAAGCTGCAGGAGTTGGCCGCGCATCGGCAGGGGATCGACCGAGACCGCAATGGCCTGGTCCTCCAATCGGAACTGATGCAGGCCACCCTGGCCGACCGGGCGAACCTGGCGGCGATCGACAGCCAGATCGAGGAGTTCGAGGGAATTGACTGGGACGTCCTCGGCGAGGAGGACCCGCAGGCGGCCCGGGGGCTGTGGGGGCAGTACCAGAGGCTGGCGGAGGCGCGCGATCGCTTCGCCTGGTCGTTGACCCAGAACGAGCATCGCGCCCGCCAGCAGGCTGAGCGGGAAATGGCCGAGCAACTCATGCAGACCGGCAAGATCCTGGCCGCCGAGATCGATGGCTGGTCGCCGGACGTGGCGACCAAGCTGGTGGAATATGCGGCCGCGTTCGGCGTGACGCTGGACGAGCTGCGCGAGGTGGCGGACCCGCGGCTGTGGAAGATCCTGCACCGCGCGCATCTGGGCGACGAGGCGGCCAAACGCCAGGAAACCACCCGCCAGGCCGAGCAGCGTCAGGCCGTGCGGCCGGCGGTGCAGGTGAGCGGCGCCGGCGGCGCCGGCGGCGGCGTACGCGATGAAATGGCCACGCGCGAGTGGATGCGTCGGCGCAGCGATCAAGCCCTGCGGGGGCGCTGATGGCCGGGGCGAAGATCCTGACGCTTGGCGATCGGGTCGTGCTGGCGAGCGCGCCGCGCAAGGGCGATTACCTAACGCCCGAGCAGCGGGCCTTCGACGACGAGCGGCGGCGAGTCTCGCGCGACAATGCCTGGATGGCGATTCCGGCTCTGGCGCCGGCGGCGGCGGTCGCGGCGGCGGAGGGCGTGCCCATGATCGCCGGCGCGATACGTGGTTTAGCAAGCCGTTCGCGTATCAATAGGGCGGCGCGGGCGGTCGAAGATGTGTTTGGAAAAGGGCGCGTACTGGAACGAACCGAAAAGAAGTTTCGCGCACAGACTCCCGACGGCGAAGCCCAACTCCGGATGGACCTTGATGGGCATGGCTACAAGCCGCATTTTCACCTGGAGCGCGTGCCTCCTAGAGGGCAACCCTCCGATCTCCTCAATCAGCACATGTTCTTTTTTCGAAAGAAACCATGATCAGGGCCTTGGAAGCGACAGACATTCCCAGCGGTCCGTGGCGTCGCGTGCTGATCGAGTATGACGACCGGGAGCCAGGAGTCAGCCTGTTCCTGTTCGCCGACCTCAACGCCGAGTTGCCGGATCGGGACTATGCGTTCGACACGCTTGAGCAGGCCAAGGAGGTTTGTCGGTTCGAGTGGGGAGTTCCGCCGGAGCTATGGCGCGCCGTGACGCCCAAGTTGACGGGCTGACGCCTGGGGATACGCCAAATGTGGGTCATCGCGGCCGCTCTGGAACACCTTCGCCGTTCGTATTGAACGGGCGGAGGTCGAGCCGACGCACCTGGACCGGCTGACCTCGATCGTGAATCAGCATCTCCCCCGGATCGACGCGCCGGCGGAGCTGGCGGATCGGCCGCTCGCCGATATGCCGCAATACATCTACGAAGCCGATCCCAACCCCTATTCCGGTTACCGCCGGTCCGGCCAGCCGCAGCGCGGCCTCTGGGCCAGGCTTGTCGACGCGTTCATGCTGGCGAAGCGCCGGTAGCGACACCGGAGGCTGCGCCGCCTAGCGGCGCGCATGACGACCGCCGCGCGGCTTTGCGCGGCGCTTTCCTGAAACCTGCCGACCTTCACGGGGCCGCCGCTGGCCGTCCCGCGCCTCGGCGCGCATATCGAAAAGGACAGTATGGCCAATACGCTGCTTTCCCCCACGTCGGTGACCCGAGAGGCGCTGCGGGTTCTGCACCAGAAGCTGAATTTCGTGGGCTCCATCACTCGCGAGTACGACGACAGCTTCGCACGCCAGGGCGCCAAGATCGGCGATACGCTGAAGGTGCGCTTGCCGAACGAGTACGTCGTGCGCACCGGTTCGACGCTCGATATCAACAAGGAAGTCAAGGAGGCGAGCATCGACCTGAAGGTCGAGAGGCAGAAGGGGGTCGACTTCAATTTCACCTCGGCCGACCTGACGCTCTCGCTCGACGACTTCTCCGAGCGGATCATCGAGCCGGCGATGTCGGTTCTCGCGGCCAATATCGAGGCCGACGCGATGAGCATGTACAAGGACGTCGCCCAGTCGATCTGGCTGACCGGCGCCCCGACCTTCAAGGACGTGCTCAATGGTCGGCAAAAGCTGGTCGACGCCCTTGCGCCGCTCAACAAGCGCACCGCCAACCTGAATTCGCAGAACAACACCGACCTGGTGGACGCCCTGAAGGGGCTGTTCAACGATCAGAAGCAGCTCTCCGAGCAGTATCGCGAGGGCTATATGGGCCGCACCGCCGGCTTCGATTTCGTCGAGAACACGCTGTGGCCGGCGCATGCTCGAGGGGCTGCGGCGAACACGACCTACACCACCAACACTCAGGTGGGGGTGATCCCGATCAACACGGAAAATCCCGTCGCCAGCATCACTGTCGCCGGCGGCTCGGGCGGGTTCAAGAAGGGCGACGTCATCACCATCGCCAACGTCTTCCGCGTGCACCCCGAGACCAAGCTGTCGACCGGCGTGCCGATGCAGTTCGTGATCGGGAATGACGCCGCAGGCGCTGGCTCGATCGATATTTCCCCGGCCATCGTCACCTTCGGCGCGCGCCAGAACGTGATCATCCCGACGACGTCGGCGACGGCGCAAGTGGTCGTGGCCGGCAACCCGTCCAAGCTCTACGGCACGTCGCTGCTCTATCAGAAGGGCGCCTTCGCCTTCGCGACCGCCGACCTGCAGATGCCGCGCGGCGTTGATTTCTCGGCCCGCGAGGTCTTCGACGGCGTCTCCATGCGCGTCGTCCGCCAGTACGACATCAACAGCGACAAATTCCCGTGCCGTCTGGACGTTCTCTATGGCTACCGGACCCTGCGTCCGCAACTGGCGACGCGCCTGCACTCCAACGAAGTCTAGGCCGGCCGTCACAGCCGATAGTCAGGGCCGTCTCGCTTTCGGGGCGGCCCATTATCCTTCTCCCTTCCAGTGCGAGGCAGGCATGGACGCCAGTCAGATTTCGAGTGACATGGAAATTGTCACGCCCAGCGACACGAACCTCTGCAACGGGGTGGGCTTCGTCTTCACCGGCGGAGACTGCGCGGTGGTGACCGATCGCGGTCGAACGGTCGTCGTGCCGGCCGCCTTCGCCGGGATCATCTTCCCCCAGGCGATCGACCAGGTGCGGGCGACTGGAACGACGGCCGCCAGCGTCATCGTCTTCCGGGGCTGACGTGAAGAGCGCTTTGGCCCTGGCCTTCTCCGCCGTTCGTCAGAAGGGAGGGGCGCTTCCGGCGTTCGTGGTGCGACGAGATCTCTATGACGTGAGCTTCTATGGCTCGTCGTCCGTCTCCGGGAACCAGGACGGGAGCGGCGTCACCGTCGCGACTGCGCTTGCGGCGGTTCCTGGAAACAAGGCGATCTACAACGACGGGGCCGGCGGCTCAGACACGTCGCTCACGGGTACTGGCGTCCGAAAGCGGATGTCCGACGCGTCGGCCGTCCGAAAGCTCGGAACGTCGATCATCCAATACGACACGAACGACTGGGTCCAGGCCGACGCCGTGGGGATCGACATCTCCAAGATGGGCGAATTTCTTTCCAGCGCCATGACGTTTCTCGATCCCGTCGCGGTGACCGGCAAGCGTTTCGCGGTCTGGGTGGGAACCGAGTACGGCTATGGCAATCTGACAAACACCCGGAACCGACGGTTTCAGCGCGAGCTTTGGTCACGGCTCCCCGGCCAAGTCATCAACATGCAGGAATACTGGGCACGGGCGCCGATCGATCCGGCGTTCGTCGTGGCCAGCGGCACGTTCGCCGGCGCGACCGACACGACAGCCAAGGCGAATGGACAGATCCCGGTCAGCTACCAACTGGTTGATCGCAGTCATTTGCTGGGCAAGGGAGCTCAGTACTTTTTCAGCAGTTGGGAGAAGGATTTCGTCGAGGCGAACGAAGCGGGCGGCTGCCCGTTTTTCGCGATCTTTCCGTACTATTCGGTCCTCCCGAGCGCTCAGACGCTGGGCGGCGATGTCGTCCAACTGCAGTACTTGGGCGGCTTGTCCGGCGTGAGCCTGGCCGTCGAGACCCTGGCCGGTGCGGCGCACCCGCACTTCGGGGTATCGAGCTCGGCGATGCTGACCCGAGTGTCGGGGGCCGTGATCAAATCGCAGTTCGAGGAGTTCGTTCTTCGGGTCGCCCGCAATGGCGTGACCAAGCGGTACTACCAGAAGGTCGCAATCGGCTCGCTGACCACGGCGCCCCAGCGCAAGCAGGTCGACGGTCATGTCTGGGGCACCTTGGAAACGAACGACTACGGCGGAACAATAGCCGAGCCGATCTTCGACAGGACGACGGCGCGGGCCTGGAATGGGCTCGGTGCGGGGCCGTTCTATGAGCTGTCGATCGTCATAGACTACGAGCCTGGAAGTGACGGCGACGACCAGTATCCCTTTTTCCAGAGCTCCGGCATTCAGATGCGGCGGGTCAGTTCCGGCCTTATGCGCATCCTGGTGAACGGCGCGGACGGCGCCTCAATGGGCAGTATTTCGGCAGCGGGTGCGACGGTCGCGAATGGGCGACAGTATTGGTTCTATAGCGCCAAGGTCGATGTCGGCGCTTATCAGGAACTGATCGGCGACGTCGGCGCGAGTTCGGCGCGCATTACGGCGAACAGCCCGACGCCCAGCAAGCCGAACCTCAACCTAAACCCCCTCGTCGCGACCGCTCCCGCCACGGCGCAAACCTTCATCCTGGCCAACGCCACGCCCGGGCAGACGAACGGCGTGGGCATGCCGACACCGGCGAATACGGTGAAAGGCGCGATAGGATTCTTTTGGATAGCGGCCGCGGCGATCGACTTCAGCGTCGAGGCCAACCGTCTGCTGTTCCGTAGCAGCCTCAATTCGCCGATCGACCTAGGGACAGCCGATCCGGGCAAGCGGCCGGGCGACGGCCGATCGGTGATCGTCCAGCCGGGCGGGCGAGGCCTCAACGTCGGCGCCACGATCACGCCGTTCTTCTACGACCGGGGCGGCGCGGCGGATTTCGGAAAGAACTTCGGCGCCGGCGGCGATTTCGAAATCTGGAACCGGCGCGACCCGACCGGCGCCGATCTGACCCAAGGCGTGGCTCAAAGCCTTTAGGAGCAATGCAATGATCTTTCTCGACGCCGATGGTGCGCCGATTTTTGAGCTTGGCCGGAGCTCTATAGCGAGAGGTTGCGCGCAGACGCCGGCGATCGCACCGGAGCGCCGGTTTTCGATGGGAGGCCGGAAGCGCGACTGCGGCGCTCAACGCCGCCAAGAGAACGCCCTAGCGTCACGTGAGCGATACGAGGGAATTGGTCGTTGCGATCAGCGCCACGCGAGGGGGGCGTCATGAAGAGCGGGCTTGCCTTGGCCCTGCCTGCTTCTCGGAACAAGGGATTGGGTGCTCCGCGCGATCCTTGGAACCCTGCCGACTTGTCCGGGGGATATCTCTTCGATTTCGACTTCGACGATGCGGGCGCACAAACCCTCTCGGGATCGAACATCACCCTCCAGGCGAACAAGGCGCTTGGCGGCGGGACCTACACCAATGCGTCCGGCATCCCGAAGGTGGCGAACGCCGTAGGGGCGAAATCGGTGGCCACCTTCAGCGCGACCGGATTGGCCGGCGACGCCACTATACTCAACCTTAGCCGAGGCGTTAACAAGATCACCGCGATCGCCCTTGTGAAGTGCGTCAGCGGCAGCAATGGCGGCGTCTTCGGCTGGTCAGCCGCCAGCCCCAACTTGTCGCGCTTTCATCTCAACTTCGGAGCCGCCTCGGCCGGGGGCGTTCCAGTCATCCTGCAGCTTCGTCGGTTGGACAACGATAGCGTCGTCACCATCACCTCGGCAACCAATGTTCCACAGGGCAGCTGGGTGCTGCTAACCGCGGTCTATGATCCATCGACCGCCACCGCGCGGATCCGGATCAACGGTAAGGATAGCGCCTCGGGTTCGATGGCCTCGTCCGGCCCGGTCGCCTACACCGCCTCGAACGAGAGCGCACTTGGGCGCCAGATCACCGATCAGAACCTGAACGGTCAGATTGCCCAGATCTTAGGCTTCACGCTCTCTGACCTCGACACCGTACAGCGCGCCGAAGGCTACCTAGCCCATCGCTGGAGCCTCCAGGGGGCGGTGCTCGATGCGGCGCATCCCTATGCGAATACACCGCCAACGTCTCTTCCGACCACTCTGCGGAGCCTGATCAACGACCTCGGCGTCTGGGGCGCTTCAAACATTGCTGGCAACCAAGACGGTTCGGGCGTGACGATGGAGGGCGTGCTCGCGCCGCTCTTCACCAATCCGCAGAAATTTCTCGGCGGCGTGCCGATGAAGGGGGTGGGCGGTAACACTAGCGCCCAGGTGCTGTCGCGCATTGCCGCCGCGACGGCGCTCGAGAAGGCAGCCGACAGTATTGTCCAGATCGGCGGTTCAAACGACTTCAAGGCCGGCGGCATCCAGGTCTCAGACGCCGTCACGACTTGGCAGGGCATCAAGGCTGTGTTCGGCCATGGCCGCTTCATGACCTGGACCGCGGCCTTCCCCGGAAACGCCGGTGCCGGTACTGTCTACTGGTGTCAGTTCGTCGATTTCTACCGGCGGATCGCCAAGCTCGATCCCGGCCGCGTGCTGCCGATGTGGGCCTACGCGCAAGATTCGGCGCTGTTCCCGCCGATTACCGGCCAGGACGCGGCGGACCAGGCCAGCAGCGTCCTGCCGGCGACCTACCGGCATGACAACGACCACTTCAACGGCGCTGGCTATTCGATCCAGGCGCAGAAGATGCTTCTGCCGGCGGTCGTGGCGTTTCAGCCCGGTGCGGCGCCGTACTTCGCGTGGCAGGAGGTCTATTCGACTCTCGCCTCGTCCCAGACGAACGGGGGCCTTGTCGGAACGGTCGGCTACTATGGCGACCTGACAGGGGCGAGCGTCGCGTTCGAGACGCCAGACACCGATTTCGCCGTGGCCATCGTCGGCAGCGAGATTCGCGTCACGCGCACCAGCGCGACTGTCCTGACCGCCGACTACTATGACCGTCGGATCAAGCTGACCAAGGGCGGCAAGACCCATACCGACACGGTCAGGATGGTCATCGGGACGTCCGACACCGCCGTCTATCGGGTCCAGCACAACGGCCAGGCGCGATATGCACAGTGGGAGGGCTTCTCGGGCGTCGCCGACGGGCCCAAATTCTCGGCGGTCATAGACCTGGAGCTCCTGGATGCCGCCCAAGATGGCGTTCAGCTGCAACTCATCAGCCCCTACACCAACAACGCCAACTTGTTCATCTGGCGCACCACGGGCAACGCCCTGAACGTCATCCTGCGCAATGCCGCCGGCGCCCAGGCGATGAACATCACCGCGAGCGGCGGCGCGGGCGGTCCGCTCAATGTCGCGGGCGGTCGTCGATGGTTGTTCATCAGCGCCGACGTCGCGGCTGGCCTCGGCAGCGTCTACATCGACAACATAGCGGGGACGACGATCACGATGGCACCAGGCACCGGTGCGAACACCATCGGCCTGTCCGCGCCGCATCGGCGGCTCTCGAACGTCGATGCGGTCGGGTCCACGACCGTCCCGAAGTGTATCATTGGGACCTGGTGGGAGGCCGCCGACTTCATCGATTTCAGCCAGTCGGCGAACCGCGACCTGTTCCGCCACGCCGCCAGCAAGATGGCACTTGACCTCGGCATCTCCGGTGCTCGCGTCATTGCTGCAGGCGTCGGAGCTGGGAACACCACTACGCCGTACCTCTTTATGCGTGGCAACGCCGGCGACCGCTATATGGGCCTCAACCAGGGTAATGGAGTCTTGGGTTCCGGCGCGACCCGTTCAGGCGAGAACTTCTTTGTCACGAGTCCTGGCGCCCGACTCGCCACGCTCATCGAGGAATGACCGTGATCCTTCGACCATCACCAAGACGGCCTATCGCCAAGCATCGCCCCTCGTTCACTCCATTGGTCATCTCTAATGACTCTCTCGACCTACGCAGACCTTAAGAGCGCTGTGGCTGACTGGCTGGAGCGGTCGGATTTGGCTGGGCGTATTCCGGATTTCATCAGCTTGGCGGAGAGCCGTCTCAACCGGCTGTTCCGCGGGCGCATGAGCGAGGTCAATACGGTGCTCGCGGCTTCAGCGGGTGTGCGGACCGTCGCCTTGCCGGGGGGGTATTCCGAGCCTGTTTCGCTTCGCTTGGCCGGCTGCGTGGATCCGCTTCGCTTCGTCGATCCGACGCTGATGGAAGTCCGTACGGACGCCGGACAGCCGAAGTACTGGACGATCGACGGTGGATCGCTGGTCTTTGAGCGACCGACCGATAAGGCCTACGCGGTGACGTTGCGCCATCTGCGCAAGTTCGCGCTTTCGGATGCGGAGCCGTCGAACCCGATTTTGGCGGACTACCCCGATCTATATCTCTTCGGAGCCTTGCTGGAAGCGGCGCCTTTCCTGCGCGACGCGGATCTCCTGGCCTTGTTTCAGACGCGCTTCGATGTCGCGCTGCGGGAGGCGAACGCCAAGGAGCACGAGAACCGCGCGCGCTCGCAGCTGCGCGTTGAACGCGCCCTGGTGGGCCAGGGCGCCTACTCCATCCGGACGGGTTGATGGCGGGGCTCGTTGCGCCGGTCGACCCCCGGCAGGATCCCCGGCCGTTCTTTCAGGCAGTCGTAGACGCCATCACGCAGCTTCAACAGCCGAGCCAGCCTGTCCTGGTTCACGCCGTCGCCGCGAGGGAACTTCCTCCCGCCGCCGACTGGCCAAACGGCGTCCTGCGCGTCGCCGATCTCAACATTCTCGCCGTCTCGAACGGCGTCGCCTGGATCAGGCAAGACACAGGAGTCGCCGTTGCCTAGCACCTGGTCCCCTCGCTTTCGCCTAAATTATCAGGCGCCTGGCGACAATCTGAACCGCTGGGGCACCGACCTCAATCAACAGGTCTTTCAACCGCTTGAGGACGCGTTAGCAAAACGTGTCGCCTTTTCGCTGTCGGGGGCCAAGACGCTGAGCACAGCCAACGGTCTCGAGGATGAGGCGCGTTGCGCCTTCCTCGACGTGACCGGGGGAGCCGGCGGCTCGATCACGGCGCCGGCTGTCGAGAAGTGGTACATCGTCCGCAACAACGCTGCCGGAGACGTCACGATGACTTCCGGCGGCGGCGCGACCGCCGTGGTCAAGCCCGGCGAGATCGGGTTGGTCGTTTGTGACGCCATCAACTTCCGCCGGGCGCAGTTCACGGACATGGCCAACGCCCGGTTGACCGGGCTGGCTGACCCGCTGGAGGCGCAAGACGCCGTAACCCGAAGCTATGTCGACGGGCTCGCGTTCGGGGGCGCTGAACTGCCCGGTCAGTTGGGCAACTCAGGCAAGTTCCTGACGACCAACGGCTCGACGGCCTCCTGGGGCGACATTGGCGTGACATCGGTCAGGGCGCCGACCTCCGGCGCGACCTACGTCAAGAACACCGCCGGGGCCGTCCTGGGCGGCTTCTCGGCCTCTTCAGGCGGCGCGCTTCAACTTCTCAACGCCGCCGGCAACCGTCGCCTTCAGAGCGACCCCAACGGAACGATCACCGCCTACAGCGACGGCGGGGTCGGGACTGTACTCGCATCGCAGAACTACGCCCTTGGCCTGGCCGTCGCCATGGCTGTCGCGCTCTAGGAGGCTCCTTTGCCCGCTACCGCCAATTCCTTCATCTCGCCGCAAACTATCCAGTCGGCGGCCGCCATGCTCGCCGGGGTCAACGGAAACATTCAAGCGCCGACGAACACCACTTTGCTATTTACCGCCGGAGCCAATGGCGCGCGGCTGACCCGCCTGGAGGTGATTGCGACGGCGTCGCAGCCAATGGCGCAGATCCAAGTTTTCCGCTCCACCGATCTTGGTGTCACCAAGCGGCTCATCCGCGCGAAGGCGTTTCCCGGCTACACGCTGGCGACCACCAACGACATTCCACCTCTCGATTTCGGATACTCCGACGTGAACCCGCTCATTCTCGGAGCGAACGAGCAAATCTACGTCGCGTCTGCTGCGACGGTGAACGGCCTCAATGCTCGCGCCGAATGGGGTGACTACTGATGCCGCTCACGCCCGGACTGCGCGGTCAGGCAGCCGCCGGACCGTTCCTGGTCGCCGGGCAGGGCCTATCGCGGGGCGTGCGAGGTGTTTCCGGGCTGCGTCCCATCCAGGGCGTCATTCAGCTTGCTCGGGTCGGCAGCAGCCTCGATATGTACCAAGACACGTCCAGCTACACGACTGGGTTGGTGACCGCGGTCCCGACGTTCACGCGTCGCGGTGAAGCCGTGGAAGGCGCATGGACTCAAGTGTCGGGGCTGGCCGGAACGGCGACCGATCCGAGCGGCGCGACGACGCGCTTTCAGTTCACGATCTCCACACCCGGCATCTATCCACAGGTCTGGCGTTACAGCGGGCGCAACCAGTACGGCGAAGCCGGTGAACTCGAAATCGCCTTTACGCTGCAACGGGCCTCGGCGCCGCCGCCCACGCTCACGCTGTACGCCACCGATGCCCATCAGGCTGGCAATTCGTCGGGCACGATCAACGTCACGGCCGGCTCGACCGCAAATGCGTCGGGTGGATCCGGCAGCGGCTACACCTACGACTGGCCGGAAATCTCCGGCTTCACCAGGTCGCCTTACGGGAACATTTGCTACTACGGCGTGGCGCTCGGTCCGAGCGAGACCCGAACCGGCTCGGGCACGGTTTACGTGACCGACAGCAACGGGACCGTCGCCTCGTGGCCGTTCAATGTGCTCTGCGAGAACACTGCGGCGCTCCCCTCGTTCACGGTCGGGGTCAGTCCGGGGTCAGTCAGCGGTGGAGATCCCTACCAAATGGGGGTTTCCGAGACGGACATGGCGACCGCGACGGCGATCGGCGCTATTGGCGCTGTCGAGTGGGAGTGGACACTCATCTCGGGTGTTGGTGCGCCAAGCTCTCCGAATGCAGCATCCACCATCTTCAACTTCAGCACCACAATCAATGGTCCATACGGCGGCGTGTTCCGCGTGACCGGAACCGATAGCCGGAATCGGAAGGCCCACGCAGACGTCGTGGCCAGCTTCTACATCTATCTTTCACAGGGACCTTGGAACTAGGGGAGGATCAATGCGCATCCCGTTACGGATCCCGCCTGGCCTCAACGCCGACGACACGACGTATGCGGCGACCGGACGTTGGTCGGACTGCGACAAGGTTCGTTTCGATCGCGACCTGCCGCAGACGATCGGCGGTTGGGAAAGCCTGACGACCAATTTGCTGAGCGGGGTTTGTCGCTCGGTCTTCGCCTGGTCGGACAACGCCGCTTCGCTGAACATCGGCTTCGGCGCCCATTCGGCGCTCCAGGTGTGGGTGGGAGGCGTGCTCGCCTCGATCACGCCGACGCTCGCCTTGCCGCCGGTGGCTCTGCGGGGCGACGACGTGACGGTCGCGAACGGTTCTCCGCTCCTCACCGTCAAGTTGCTTCGTCATGGCCTAGAGGATGGGGAGGCAGTGACCGTCTCCGGCGCTGTCGGCGTCGGGCGCGTCGCGCCGGCTGGAGACTATCCGGTCGCGGTGGTAGACGTTGACACGTTCACCGTCACCGCGGCCTCCAACGCCCAGCTTTCCAAGACGCTCGCCTCCAACCCCCTGGCGGTCGAAAAGGATAAGCCGACTGTGACCGTGACTGAAGTCGGTCACAACATCAGCGACGGGACCAGCGTCACGATTTCGGGCGCGGCGGCGGTTGGTGGCGTTACGCCGAACGGCACGTTCGTCGTCTCCAAGGTCGACGCGGATCACTACAAGTTCACGTTCGGCAACAACGCGACATCGACGGCGACCGGTGGTGGCGCAGCGGTGATCGCGGCGGTTCCCTCAACGGGCGGGGCGGGGATGCAGGTTGCACCCCAACGGCCCTTGCAGGCAGGGTCGATCGACGGCACGGGCGGCGCTGGGTACGGGACTGGGGCCTATGACGTCGGCCGCTATTCGGAGCCTTCCACGGCCGACTATTTCCCGAGGACCTGGGCGTTGGGGGCGTTCGGTCAAAACCTGGTGGCCGCTCCCCGAGGCGGGACGATCTATGCGTGGACGAACAACACCGGCGCGTCGGCCGCTCCGCTGCTGAACGCGCCGCGCAACGTCTCCCACATGCTGGTATCGCCGCAGGAGATGGTCTTCGCGCTGGGCTGCAACGAAGAAGTGTCGGGCAAGTTCAACCCCCTCTGCATCCGACACTCCGGCGTGCGCAAGAATACCGAATGGCGCACCGGGCCCAGCACCACGGCGCGGGAATACATCCTGCCCGGCGGAGGGCGGATCGTTGCTGGACGCGTGATCGGCGCGTATCTGTTGGTCTGGACCAATCACAGCCTATTTCTTGGAACCTACCTGGGCAGTCCGGCGCAGCCGTGGCGGTTCGATCGCGTCGCCGACAAGTGCGGTCTGATCGGCCCGAATGCGGCGGTGGTGGTCGGCCAAGCCGCCTTCTGGATGGGTAATGACGGCCAATTCTATCGTTATGGCCTAGGCGGGACCGTCGATCCGATCCCCTGTGCGATCCGTGACGAGCTCTTCAATAATTTGACGCCGGCCCAGGCCGACAAGGTCATAGCTTCGTCGATCTCCCGATTTGCCGAGGTGCGGTGGGACTATCCCGATGCCCGCGACGGGGTCGAGAACAGTCGCTACGTCGCGCTCTCGCTCGCAGGCCAGGGGTGGTCGCGCGGGAAGATGGCGAGGTCGGCGTTTATTGACGCTGGTCCGGCCGGCGATCCCATCGGCGTGACCCCTCAGGGCAACGTCTACTGGCACGAGCGCGGTCAGTCCGCGGATGGGCGGCCGCTGTCGTGGTCGATCGAGACCGCCGACCAGTACCTTGACGAGGAGCAGACGGCTTTGCTGCTGGGCATCTGGCCGGACGTGAAAAACCAGGTGGGACCGATCCTGGTAACCGCGATCAGCCGTTTGAAACCCCAGGGCGACGAGAACATCAAAGGGCCGTTCGCCATGGCGACAGGCGATGACAAGGTCGATTTCCGATGCTCGGGCCGCCTGTTCCGCCTGCGGTTTGAGGGTTCCTCGCTGCCGGCCTTCGCTCGGCTGGGGCAGGTTGCGGCGGATATCAGGCCTGCGGGCCGCCGTTGACCTGGCTCGACTGGCTACGCCCCGCACTGGGCGAAACCGGCGAAGCAGAACTGCTTGAAGAAATCGCCGCCGGTCGAGCCCAGCTCTGGCCGGGCGAGACCGCTGCCTTGGTGACCCAATGCGTCATCGAGACCAACGGCCGCGCATTGCATGTTTGGCTGGCCGGCGGGGAGCTCGCTGGAGTGATGGCGCTCAAGCCCGGCGTCGAGGCTTGGGGCCGAGCTCAGGGCTGCAACTACGTGACCATCGACGGTCGACCAGGCTGGGCCAGGATTCTTCGCCGTCTTGGATATGTCCCGCACGAAGCAGGATTGAAAAGGATGCTCTAATGGGCAAACGCAAATCGACCAGCCAGACTACTCAGTCGAGTACGTCGGTGATGACTCCGAACAATCCGGAGTGGGTCACCTCGATGGCGCAGAATCTCGGCTCGGGGATTCATAAATTCGGCAACCAGGATCCCTATTCGTTGGTCGCGCCGGCGTCCGACCTTGAGAAGCAGGCCGCTGCAAGCGCAAGCAAGCTGGGGCAGGGGATCGGCGGTGATCCGAAGGGGGTGGGCGGCGACGATTGGTTCGCCAGTCTGCTGTCGCAATCGGCGCCGCAGGTCTCGTCTGCGAGTCTGCTCGACAATCTGCAGTCCTACTACAACCCCTACCGCAATCAGGTCACGGACGCGGCGATGGCCGATTTCGACGCCGATGCGGGCCGCACGCGCGCGTCGCAGGATCTCGCCCTGGCTGGCGACGGGGCGTTTGGCGGGTCGGGCGCAGCCCTGACCAAGTCTCTGACGGAAGGGGAACTCTCAAGGGCGCGCAACACCCAGATGTCCAAGCTGCTTTCGGACATGTTCACGACGAGTGCTGGCCTGGCCGGCCAAGACGCCGACCGACGTCAGCAGGCTTCCGCGGCGAACGCCCAGATGGCGCTCGAAAACCGGCGGATGCAGGGACAACTGGCGCTTGAACGTGAAAACTCCAACCGTTCGAACATCGCCGCCCAGGCGGCTCTCGGCCAACAACTTCGTAGTATCGAGCAGGCCTATCGGAACGCGCCGATGACGCAGCTGGGCAATCAGATCGATATGTTCTCTGGGCTGCCCTTGCAGCTCTTCCAGGGCCAGACCACGAACTCGAACGGCACGAGTTCGACGAAGTCCACGCAGACGCCGAGCTTCCTCGACGTTCTGGGGCAGGTCGCGCAGATCGGCGCCACCGTCGCAACAGGGTTCCCCGCATAATGGCTTTTTCTCTCGGACGTCAGCTTTCTTCGCTTATCTCGGACTTCACGCCGAGGATCTTCAAATCCAACTTGGGTCCACTGGAGGCGGTGAGCGCCGTTAGGCCAATGAGTGAGGTTCCGAGGCGGGGCGCGCATGATCCCAGCCAAAGGCAGAAGGACCTCTATCTCGGCGTCGAAAAGAATGCGCGCCCTACGCCTACGTTCGGGCAGTACTGGAACCAGCCGTTGAAGAGCGGCCGCACGCGCGCGCAGGCGCTTGACGACATCGGCAGTATCCTTCGTGATCCGGATGACGGCTTCATCGCCGAGGCGCCCGATCCGCTCGCATCTCTCCCCTCGTTCTCGCCGTCGCGGGGCGGTGGAGTGGGCAGCGTCGGCGGCGCCGCGAGCCGAAGGACCGGGCGATGGACGGTGTGA